AGAAGTTGGCCCTACTATAGCTAATGTTAACTCTCTCTCTGCAATTACAGCTAATATAAACACAACAGCAGGTATAGCGGCTAATGTTACAACTGTTGCTGGTATAGCTAGTAATGTAACAACGGTTGCAGGAGTCGCTAGTAATGTAACGACTGTTGCAGGTATTGCAAGTAATGTTACTGCGGTTGCGGCAGATGCTACTGACATTGGAGCGGTTGCTGGAAAAGCTACAGAGATAGGAAGACTCGGAACAAGTGAATCTGTTACTGCTCTTGGAGTTTTAGGAACAACTGCGGCGGTTGCTGATATGGCAATACTTGGAACGTCAGCAATTGTTGAAGATTTATCATTGTTAGGTACTGCGGCAGTTGTAGAAGATATGTCTCTCTTAGCAACAAGCGCAGTTATAGAAGACATGGGTTTATTGGCAACGTCGGCAGTCATTGAAGATATGGGTTTACTAGCCACATCTGCGGTAATTGAAGATATGGGATTACTTGCAACAAGTGCGGTCATTGAAGATATGGGCTTGCTTGCTACGAGTGCAGTTATCGAGGACATGGGTTTACTAGCAACGAGTGCAAATGTTACCGCAATGGGTAATTTAGGAACAAGCGCAAATGTTACTGCAATGGCGGCTCTAAGCGCATCGGCAGTTATTACAGACATGGCAATGTTGGCAACCTCAGATATTATTGCTGACATGGCGTTGCTTGCTAATGCAGATGTTATTTCTGATATGAATACTTTGGCAACAACGGATATTATTTCAGACATAAATACACTTGCAACATCCGCTATTGTAGAAGATTTAAATCTTTTAGCTACTAGTTCAGTTATTGCAGATATGGCTTCACTTGCTGGTTCTGGTGCTAATCCAAATATAACAAGTGTAACTGCCTCTGGCGCAGTGACTGCTGGGTCATTTGTTATTGGAAGTGCAAACATAAGTGAAGCGGAACTAGAAACAATTGATGGCATTACTGCTGGAACGGTAGCGGCAAGCAAGGCTGTAGTTGTTGACGCGAATAAGGATGCTAGTTCGTTTAGAAATTTAACCGCAACAACTGTAAATGCTACTACGGTTGATTTAGGAAATTGGACTATCACTGAAAATAGTGGGGTTTTATATTTTGCCACAAGTGGTACAAATAAAATGAAGCTTGACGCTTCTGGAAACTTAACAATCGTTGGCGATTTAAATGCAAATGGGAGTATGTAATTAAATGAGAGATGGGTGGCAGATGTGGCGTGGCGAAGATGGTTTTAATAAAGAACAAGTTGAAGCTGTTATTAACGCTGGCATAAAAAATCAACCCGACAAGGCAACTACATTTAACGCGCAAAATGATGCGCGCTCAAGTCGTGTTTCTTGGGTTAATAATGAAGCCTGGATAAGAACAGCTTTGTATGAGTATATAAAAATAGCTAATAGAAATGCTTTTAATGTGCGTGTCGAAAACTATGCTGACTTGCAATATACAGAATACCATGCCTCAGAAGAAGGTCATTATGATTGGCACACTGATGTATTCTGGGGTGAAACAAAACCATTTGATAGAAAACTAAGCATCACAGTGCAACTGTCTGACCCTTCTGATTATGAAGGTGGGGATTTTGAATTTTCAGAAGTGGAAACACCAGCAAATTCAAAGCAAAAAGGTACAGTATTAATATTTCCAAGTTATTTAAGTCATAGAGTTTTGCCTATTACGAGTGGTGTAAGGCGTTCTCTAGTAGCTTGGTTTGAAGGACCGAGATGGAATTAACGCTAATAGTTAGAAGTAAGGAGTAACGAAGATGGCGATTAAAGTTGGTGGTACAGAGGTTATTGATGGTAGTAGAAATATTACTACCGACATTGGCACTGTTGACGGTAGAGATATAGCAACTGACGGTACAAAACTAGATACTGTTGCTACAAATGCTGATGTAACTGCAACGGCTTTAACTGCAAATGCTACTATTACTTCTGTAGCTTCAAATGATTTAGTTCCTGTCTATGATACTTCTGCAAGTGCTTGGAAAAAAGCTACTGTAGCTAACGCAGGAACATCTGGCCCAACAGGTCCAACAGGTCCAGCAGGTCCAACTGGACCGACAGGTCCAGCAGGTAGCACTGGTCCAGCGGGTCCAACAGGTCCAGCAGGAGATGATGGAAGTGATGGGGGTACTGGGCCAACAGGTCCAGCTGGGCCAGCAGGCCCAACAGGTTCAGCAGGACCAACAGGTTCTACTGGGCCAACTGGTCCAACAGGTCCAGCAGGAAGTAATGGTTCTAATGGCTCAACAGGTCCAACAGGTCCGACTGGACCTAGCGGAGGAACTGGCCCTACAGGTCCAACTGGTTCTACTGGTCCAACAGGTCCATCTGGAACACCCTCAACCAGTGCTGGCACCGTTGGTTCTTATGCCGTAGCCTATATACGTCACGACTCCAGTTCTTACCCCGTAGGCCACGGTAGTACGTGTAGTGGTGCCGATATCTTTGCAAGTAGTACTGCTGGTGCAGGCGACTTCACTGCAACTTACAGCAACCCTGTTTGGACTTACAGTGGAACTAACTTTTCGGGTACTTGGAGAAACATGGGGTTTACATCATCAAGTGGCGGTGACGGAAGTAAGAAATCGCTTTGGTGTAGAATATCATAAAGGATTATAAAAAATGGCAATAGCAATATCAGAGTGTAGAAATGCAAAATACGTTAGAAGTGACAACTCACTTATAGACGTAGAAATAAATCATCCTGAGTTTGGTTGGATACCTTATACAATAAACGACGATGACACAGACACAACAATAAATAATGCAAGTTTAAAAACTTTAATAGGTAGCGACATAGCGGCCTTTACTGGTCAAACTGACAAAAATGCAATGATAAGTCTGAGGTCTATAAGAAATGGGCTATTAGAAGGAGAAGTAGACCCAATAGTTAGTAATCCTTTACGCTGGGATGCGTTATCAACTTCTAAACAAAATGAGTGGAAGGCTTACAGAACGGCTTTACTAGATATAACAGCTCAATCAGGCGCACCGCAAAGCGTTACCTGGCCGACAAAACCAAGTTAATGATAAAAACTTTTACATATATAGCTTGGGCATTCTTAGCATTATTATTTTTAATGGTGCTAGTTCCTATGGCTTACGCTGAAGGGTGTGACAGCACTACTAATGCTAATTGTATAGAGACTAATAGTAATACAACATCTTCTGTTAACTCTACTTTAAGTTCAGAAACTACAGTTAAGTCACCTCCACCCTCAGCAATGTCACCTACAATAAATAATTCTAACTCAGACTTATGCACAGTAGGTATGTCAGGTGCAGTTCAAACACAGATACTAGGTATTTCAATAGGTGCTACAACAAGAGATATGAACTGCGAAAGATTAAAGAACGCTAAAGTTCTCTATGATATGGGAATGAAAGTTGCAGCAGTTAGCGTACTTTGCATGGACAAGCGTGTGTTTGAAAGCATGATGAATGCTGGAACACCATGTCCATTTGATGGCCTTGTAGGTCAGCCAGCTAAAGACGCATGGAAAAATAACCCACACTTAGTTCCTGATGCTAAGACAGGAGCAAAGGAGGAATGGGATGATGATACCAAGAACACCGCAACAGGTGCTGGTGCTGTTATTGGTCTTTTCTTGGCCCTCTTGTTTATATTCTGATTACACATATGGCAGAACAAACAATGTAGCTAAGAATAAACACACTTGGAATATGACAGATGTGTTGCCACCCGAAGCAGGATTAGAAGTCCAAGGAATATTTCATAAGTATACAATAAATAAAAGTAGCAGTGCAGATTCTACAGTTTCTATTGTAAATAAGAACAGCACCGGAACTGGTAATATATATGAAAGACACGATAACTGGGATCAGTTACCAAGCAATACTAAGATAGGATTTGATGTTGTTAATCCTTCTCTTGGCACTAAGTGGGGAAAAGGAAGTATTACAGCTAGTAATGGTGCAACACTTAGCGATGTAATAGTAGCGTACAATTATAAATTTGATCCTTGTTATATTCCACTCTCTGATCCTAGCTGCCCTAACTTTAAAGATGCTTTGTATCAGTATCTTTTAGACAATGATCTGCTTAATAATGAGCCAGCAATAGATGATCCTTACTATGATGAATGGGTTCAGTATCAACTAGATCGTAAGACAGAAGAACAAGAAGAAGAGCAAGCCGCAAAAGAAAAGAAAGAAGAAGAAGAACAAGAAGAATTAAAAATGGAAAGAGCATTGTCTGTTGCAGGAGCGGCAGAACAAATAGCAAATCCAACACAACAACTAGCAATGATGCAGCAAATGGCTGCGGCTGGCACATTAGATGGTTATTATAGTGCAACTATAGAAGGTGGTAAGTATGAAGAAACAATTAAATTAGTAGATAGTACCATAAAAGATAACGGTAAAGCGTTAAGAAATTTAAAACAGGATAAGCTCCACAAAAAAATAGTTAGATCACAATATAAAGATTAGGAAATGACATGAAAAAAATAGTACCATTAATATTTTTATTATCAGCAACTCCTGCAATGGCAGTTGATTCTCCCATTACAGGTCAAGTACAACCCAAGTGTTCTGTATGGACAGAAACCTCTGGTGTTTATGGACACCCCCTCCCTTACAAGCTGTCCACAGTACCAGCAGATGGTGGCGTTCCAGCTTCAATTAGAATTGATGTAGCCCAGGCAGATTATTATAAGGCAAAGTTTACACACCCTAATAGCTTTTCATCTAGTCCAACACTTAATGATGCAGTAGCATGGACAGGTAGTACAGTTGTAGGACAAGTAAGCGTCACAGCTATGAGTGGATACGAAGCCGCTAAGGTTACTTACAATAATGTAACTGAGTTTAACTTAACATTAGCTGGTAGCACTTGGTTTACTGTAGCTTCTACTGCTCAGTATGGTAGCACTAAGTCCTTACCTGCTGGTAACTACACAGCATTAATTAAAGCAGAATGTATAGCAAAGTAATAATAGCTGTATGTTTGTGTAGTTCGTTACACGCACATGAGATGACACCAGCTTACCCAAAGCTGAAGTCGTCTTATGTAGAGGGTGTATCAGTAGCAAACTTAAAAATATTTAATCGCAGAAGTGATGTGTCCTGGTATGAGATAGGTGTCTTTACTGATAACTGGAAGCCAGTACCGTTTGCATCTACTGCTAATATAATAGAGGTAGGATATAATAAGAAAAAAATATTTGATGTATACATAAGGTCAAGAGACATAGCTAAAGCTGTTTACATTTGCACTGAATCAAAAGTATTTAAAGGTAAAGAGCAGGTTACATTGATAGCTTCACGCATATGTTCTAAGATAAAAAAATGAGAATAATATTATTAATAGTATTAGTATTATTTATCTCTGGTTGTACTGCAATAATAGCTTTGGCTGATTCTGCATCTAACTCTTTGAATCTTTCTTTACCTAACGCAAATCAAAACTTTCAAGCAGATAAGTTTAGAGCAGGGGAATTAGATTGTTCTAATGCTATAGGGTCAGCAACTAATTGGGAGTTTGGTGTTACAGGTATTATACAAGGAAAAGATAATAGCAAACAAACTGGTGACATAGGTGTATACAGTAGGATAACAATACCTCTTGGTGCTAGGGCTAGATCAAGAATAGATTGTAATAGATTGTATGAACTAGAATTACAGAAGAAAGAACTAGAAGTATTAAAGTTACAGAAAGAAATTAATCAACTAAGAAGTTTATCATTTGAAAACTAGGAGTGTGATATGGCTGAAGTAGAAATAGCAGGAGCAAAGATAAAAGGTGGCAAGTTAATGTTACTTGTACCAATTGTTTCGGCACTTGGCGGTGGATTGTGGGGTGGCTTTGAAATTTACAAAGACTACATGGACATGAAAGGCATTATACAAAATATAAATATTAGTGCTATTAAATCTCAGAACACACTAATCCAAACAAAACTAGATAGTGCGTTGGAGTACAGCAAAGACATTAAGAATAATCTGCGTGATGATATATTAAAGCTAGAAGGTTACATAGATAAGATAGATAACAAGGTAGAAAAATCTTCTGAAAAAATTAAAAACACACAAGCATCAATAGATTTAATGGTAGAAAATACACTAGCTGAGATGAACCAGTTAAATAAAGATGTTAATTCTTCTCTTCGAGAAATAGAATCTTTGAATAGAGAAACAGAAAAAGATGTGCGTGATACAATGAGAGATACAGAGGAGCGCATTGATTATAATTTAAAACAATTAGAAGATAGATTAATTGAAAGATTACAAGAAGCATTAGACAATCCATTAGTAGGAAATTGACATGACTTGTAAATGCGGAGATAAATGTATATGCAAAGAATCATGCGCTTGTATAGACAAGTGTATTTGTAAGGAAAGAAAGTGACACCAAAACAACAAGAGGCACTTGATGCTGTTGTTAAGTATGGTAGCCAAGTCAAAGCGGCTAAGGCTCTAGGGATTAGTCGCTCTGCTCTAAGGCATAGAATAAATTCAGCTAAGAAATATGAAGAAGTTGATGACGGTATAAAGTATGCCATGAATGAAACAGGTATGGCAAACATTAATGCTGTACATTCTGGTTGGATTAAGACTGATGATGTTAGTTTATATTTTAGAAACGAAACAGATAGCTTAAATACAAACGATATAGCGGAATCAATAAGAGATGTTATAAATGGAATCGTTCTGTGTGAGATTGTAAAGCCTCCTAAGGTGGTGGAAGATAACTTGCTTACCCTTTACCCTATCGCTGACGCACACATAGGCATGAGAGCGCACGCTAGCGAGACTGGTGAAGAATATAATTCTGACATTGCAGTAGAAAGAATTAGAACTGGGATGGCTAAGTGTGTTGCTAGTTCACCACAATCTAAATATGCATTGGTGTTAGATGTTGGTGATCTTACTCACGCTGATGATAACAATGCTCAGACTCCTAGAAGTAAACATCCACTCGATGTCTCTGAAAGATTTTTTTATTCTCTAAGGTGTGCAATAACTGCATTAGCTTCGGCAATTGATTGTGCGTTGCAGAAACATGAGCAGGTAATATGCAGAGTACTGCGTGGTAATCACAACGAGACTTCCTATTTGGCTGTGATGTTTGCAATCGCGGAGCGTTACAAGAATAATATTAGAGTAACCGTTGAACAAACGTCTGCTGATTTCTTTGTGCATGAGTTTGGAAGTGTTATGATTGCCGCGCACCATGGA